TCAAAAAATGAGGGAGCTGTTGATACAGCAGTAAGACTTTTAGGGGCATACCTAAACATTACAAATCAATAAAAGAGTGCACCGATAGTACACTGACAGGGGTATATATCCATGATATCATGGTAGTAAGTAGAAGTGTAAGCGATCATCATTGAATATATACCTCCGACAAGGCCCGCCAGAAATGGTGGGTTTTGTTATGTCAAATTTTATAAGGTGGTGAGACTATCAGAACGGACCATCTGAAAAAGAAGAAGATTCGCAGGGGTTATCTTGTAATCAACACAAAGACAGGGATTCACACTCATGTTAGAAGTGAGTATGGGGTTTACTGTCTATTTTTATTTATCAGGGACAACATAGAACCTGACAATCCATACCTGAAAGAAAGCAAGAGGCGGTTGATGATGGATAAGCCAGACTATAAGGACAAGTACATAAACATACAAAAGGGAGTGAGGGAGTGAATGATAGATACATAAGCTATGAATGCGAGAAGTGTGGATTGATATTTATCATACCAGAGGATGGGAAAAGGAAAGCTGATGTGTTGCAGAGATTCATCGCTTGTCCTCTAGGCCATAGACCAGTTAAGCAGTTAAACATATATGAGGGAATGAAAGAGTGTATGGAGCAGACATTTAGTAGGCTGATATAGGAGGTATAATTTGAAAGTAAATATCTTAGGCACTGAATATGAAATCAAGAAGCTAACCAAAGAAGAATACCCAAAACTTGAATCTATGGGAGCGAATGGCCTAGCTGAATTATATACAAAGCAATTAATAATAGACAAGGATATGAATCCTAACACTGGAGAAGAATACAGCAATTTTGAAGCATACGAGAGAAGGACACTAAGGCATGAGATTGTCCATGCTTTTTTCTTTGAAAGTGGGATGAGAGATTATTGTAGCGATGAGGCTTTAGTTGATTGGATAGCGATACAGATTCAGAAGATGCACAAGGCTATGGAGGAAACGAAATGCCTTGATTAGATAATAGGAGGTGAGCATTAAGTGAAATTAACTCAAAAACAGAAAATATTTGTAGACGAATACTTAATTGACCTTAATGCAACCAGGGCTTATAAAGTCGCATACCCAAATATTAAGAAGGATGAAACAGCAGCAGCTGCAGGAGCCAGATTGTTAAGAAATGTTAAGGTAGCTGATTATGTAAAACAAAGAATGGATGAAAGGGCAAAGAGGACAGAAATCACACAAGACAAGGTGCTGAAGGAGCTTGCAAAGATAGGATTTGCAGACATAGGAAACTATCTTGAGTATAGACCTGAAAAGACCATTGTTGACTATGATGAAGATGGAAAGCCAATCATAGGCTATCAAACAATAATCGAGGTACTGGAAAGCAAGGGAGTAGATACAAGCGCCATACAAGAGGTATCTATCACTGACAAGGGTACATTTAAATTTAAGTTATATGACAAACAGAGAGCGCTTGAGCTTATAGGCAAGAATATAGGGATGTTTACTGACAAGGTAGAACACAGCGGAAGGATAGAGGGCAGCAATCCATTCGAGGGGTTAACAACAGCAGAGCTTAAGAAGTTGATAAAAGAATGATGGATATAGATACAATCAAAAAAGGTGCAAGGATGGAACTCGCAAGACGTGAGTTTTTTTATTTTTGCAATCTATTAGCTGATGACTTCTACCTTGAAGATAGAGACTACCTAGTCAATACTTGCAACGAGCTTCAAGACTTCCTTGATTCAGACGATGATGTAATGATTCTAAATGCTCCGCCCAGACATGGCAAGAGTAGAACAGCGGTTATGCTTTCCCAATGGTTGCTAGGCAGAGACAAGACAAAAAAGATAATGACAGGGTCCTATAACGAAACACTATCCACCAACTTTTCAAAGAATGTCAGAAATGGCATCCAGGAGGAAAAGGCAGACGAGGACAGGATTGTATATTCTGACATATTCCCAGGTGTGAGAATTAAGCGTGGGGATGGTGCTATGAACCTGTGGAGCCTTGAGGGTGGGTATAACAATTATCTTGCAACATCACCAACAGGAACAGCGACAGGCTTTGGTGCTGATGTGATTATCATAGATGACCTTATAAAGCTTTCAAGTGAGGCATACAATGCGAATGTCCTCAACAACCACTGGACATGGTTTACTGATACAATGCTTTCAAGACTTGAGGAAGGCGGAAAGATAATAATCATCATGACAAGATGGTCCACTAAGGATTTAGCAGGTAGGGCGCTTGAATGGTGCAAGGCTGAGCAAAAGAAATACAGGCACGTAAGCCTTAAGGCGCATTTAGGAGAGGGCAAAATGCTTTGTCCTGAGGTGTTAAGCTATAAAGGTTACAGGTCAAAAGCTTCAGCAATGTCACCTGAGATTGTAAGGGCAAACTATGACCAGGAACCGGTGGATATACGAGGTAAGTTATACAGTAGTTTCAAGACATATAAGGACATACCAAAAGACGAGGAAGGCAATCCCATATTTGAGGGGATTTATTCATATACAGATACAGCTGATGAAGGAAGTGACTTCCTTTGTACTATAATATTTGGAGTTTACAACAAGGAAGCCTACATCCTTGACATATACTACACGCAAAAGCCAATGGAAGAAACAGAGGTTGAGGTCGCTAAGAGGTTTTATGAGCATGAGGTTAACATCGCTTATGTCGAGTCAAACAATGGCGGTCGAGGATTTGCAAGGCAGGTTGAAAGTCATCTGTTGAACAAGCACAAGACCAACAAGACAAAGGTGATATGGTTCCACCAGTCGCAGAACAAGAAGGCAAGGATACTTTCAAATGCCAGTTGGATAATGGATCATGTCTACTACCCCGTTAATTGGATTGACAGATGGCCAGAGTATTTCAAGGCTATGAACGAGTACCAGAAAGAGGGCAAGAATCCACACGATGATGCTCCGGATGCTACAACGGGAGTGTGTGAGGTTGTCTTAAATAAGATTAGTATCAGGAAGCGCAGCTATTCAGGGAAGGGGGCAAGGAGTTAATGGACTATAACGAGCTATTAAAGGCAGAGCTTGAAGGGGTGTATGGCGACCAGCTTCAAAGGGTAAGTGAGATTAACAGGATGTATGCCATATACTCAGGTGACCAGAAGTGGAGCATTACGGACGGGCTTGACTATGTCCCCACTCAGAAGGTGACAAACTACATCAAGAAGATTATAAACACCAGGGCAAGATTCATGTTTGGCAAGGAGCCATACTTTGACATAAGGAGCATATACGAGGATGAGAAGGGTTCCACCACTTATCAGGATCAGGCACAGGAGAAGGAGGACCTTCTACACAAGATACTTGATGACAACAAATTCCATGCAAAGCTTCTAAAGGCAAGGAAGGATTGTTCAATAGGTGGCAAGGTTGCAATAAAGCTTTGGGGGCACAAGGAGCAGGGTGTAAGGATAATATTCTCACCAGCTCAGGAGTTTTTCCCACAATATAACATTGATGATGTAGACCAGCTGGAAAAGGTGGTCTTTCTTTACTCCATGAACAATGAGCAGGAGGCAGAGAATCAGCGTATAAAGAAACAGGTGTGGGAACTTGTAGAGTTAAGGGAAAATCAATACAGGTGCATCCTGAACGAATCCACCCACAATGGCAAGGGGGAGACTTTGAGCGTTGAATATCAGGACTACAACACTGAGCTTGATTTCATCCCAGTTATTATCATACAAAACGGAGGACTCACAGGGGAGACAGAGGGAGTATCTGATGTGTTGGAGCTGTGGGATAATCAAAACGCATACAACAAGCTTACAAGCGATGACATAGACGCTTTGAAGTTTCAAATGTTTGGCCAGGATGTTGTAACCGATGCAGATGAGCAGAGCCTTAAGGATATAAAGATTGCACCTGGTGCCATGATAGACCTACAGACCGATGTAAGACAGGGGTCAGAGGGCAGACAGGCAAGGATGGAGAGGCTTGAATCTGGATTTTCCTACAAGGCCAAATTTGAGGATACAATCGGCAGGATTAAGAATGATATGTATGACCTGATGGATGTACCCAACGTGTCCCTTGAGGAGCTTAAGGGTGTAATACAATCAGGTAAGAGCATGAAGGCCCTGTATTGGGGACTTAAGGCAGTATGTGAGGAGGACTTCTCAGAGTGGGGTCCGGCACTGAGGCAGATGGTTGAATATATCTTTAAGATGGTTGATGCCTATAACGTATATGGAGCAAGACAGATTGCAGGCTATGAGACTACTACAAATATAGAACTCACATTCCCACTCCAAGAGGATGAGGATATAGAGAAGGGCATTGATATGCAGGAGGTAGTCGCTGAGGTCAGAAGCAGGTCAAGCTATATGAAGAAGTGGGGCGGAGACATTGACATTGATACCGAACTTGAACAGATCCAGAAGGAGAAGGCCATGCTTCAGGATTCATACACCCAGGATTTAAACCTTGATATAGGCGAACCACTGGAAGAGTAGGAGGTGTAGAATGAGAGATAAACCACCTATTGGGATAAAGCCTAAATTTATACATGATGAACATAGAATGCAAGAAATAGCAGAAGCAATAGAAAGATTTTTAAAGCGAGGATATGAAATACCACTTGCTTGGATAGTTGAGTATAATCAATTAGCAGCTGACAAGAATGTTAAAGTAAGCAGGTGATAAGGCTTGAATGAATATGAAAGAATCACCAGGGAGACCAGAAGAAATATATCAAGGCTGACCCTTCAACAACAAAGGGCGGTCCTTAAGATATATGACGATGCCATCAAGTCAATCAGTGAGCAGGTTAAAAAGGCAGGCAATAGGACCCTTAGCAAGAGATGGCTTACTGACTACCAGAAGGAGATAAAGAGGACAAGGGTAGCATTGGCCAGGCAACTTAACCAGAGCATTTCAGTATATACCACAAGGGCAGCAAAGGAGGCAGCGACAGGCCAGAGCAAGATAATGGCCCTGATGTTTGAGAAGGCGGCTATTGATGTAGGTGATCACTTCACAACAGCATTCTCCAATGTCCAGGACAATGTAATAAGGGATATAATCTCAGGTGGGCTATACAAGGACAACAAGGCATTATCAAGCAGGATATGGCAAACCACAGGGCAGAATGGCAAGGATATAGAGAGCATCATAGCCCAGGGCATCACTGAAAAGAAATCCGCCACCAAACTGGCAGAGGACCTAGAGCAATTCGTTAAGCCAGCAGCAGAAAGGCCCTCGAATTGGGGTAAGGCTTACCCAATGCTTGCATACAAGAATATTGACTATAACGCAATGAGGCTTGCAAGGACAAGCATAAATCATGCCTACCAGACAGCTACTATCCAATCATCACAGATGAATCCATTTGTCGAGGGCATTGAGTGGAGGAGTGCTTTGATTCATGGGAGGACATGCCAACTTTGTATTGACAGGCATGGACAGATATTTCCTAAAGATGATGTACCACTGGATCACGCAAACGGTTTGTGTACAATGGTGCCTTACATTCCCAAGAGCCTTGACGATGTGGCGGAAGAGCTTAACGCTTGGATATATGGAGGCTATAACCCAACACTTGATTCATGGTATGAAGATTATGGAGAATATTTTGCTACAAAACCATTGTAGAGGGTAAAAAGCATATGAGGAGGTGGGCCTATGAAAAAGAACATTATAGAAGAAGCTGAAAAGATAATGGAGGCTGAGGGCATAAAACACGCTCTAAGCGATTTAAGGGAGTATCTCATGGAAGAGGTCGCCTTGACTGCAAAAGCCATGTATGACAGCCTATTAAAGGCCAACATGGACGAAGAACAGGCCCATGATATCGTTAAGGCATATGTGATTGATTATTGCCGCCTGGAATGGGCGAGAGGGGAGCCATACCCCAATGATTATGATGATGATTTTGGTGAAGATGATGGAGATGATGAAGATGATGGAGATGATTTCGATGGTAGTTAATTGTGAAGATTGTAAAAATGATTTTGAACTAAAGTTGCAGACTGAGCAGGTAGATGATAATTGCGAAAGAGTTTTCTTTGATTGCCCCTATTGCACCAGAAGATATATAACTCAATATACAAATGACAAAATCAGGGAAAAACAAGCAAGAATAAGAGTGATGCGTGAAGAATACAACAATGCTAGAGGGATTGATACAGATAAGGCAGTCAAAATATTTGAGAAGTATGAAAAATTAAAAAAAGAGATAAAAACGGATATGGAGAATCTAATACGGAGGTGAGACATGTAGCCTGACTTATTAATACTTATTACCACGACCACCTATTAGGGTGGTTTTTTCATGCCCTGAATAAGGCTTTAAACTGTTCAAAT